CTGACTGGCGCGATTGAGGTCGTAGCCAAGAATCGCGACAGCCGCCGAGACTTCGTCCGGATGTTCGTGGTTCACCTGTTGGGGCTCTCATCGAAAGCAACCGGACTACCAGTTCGCCAATACACGCTGAACCAGCTTCGTCGCCCTTTCGCCTTCTCAACCGACCCTGAAGACAATATCGAGCAGGTTCGAGTGACCCTGTTGCGACTCGAACCTTTAGATAGCCAAGCAGAGCGAGTCACCCTCGAGTGCATGCGAAGAGCGGGACGAAACATATGGGAGCTGGCTCACGAACGTTTCCGGGAGCACGATCCGCTTGAGGACGGGTTTGCGATTACGAAGGCCTGCCTTACGCTCACCTTTAAGGGCAGCGGTCCGCGAACGTTGCCGGTCACAATCACGGCTTCCGGGTGCGATCTGAAGGACCGAACTGGGCGCGAGCAGCTGATTGGGGACAAGTATCTCCGTCGTTGGGGATTGCTGCAGGATGTCTAAAAGGCAAACGACGCTGTCCCGCGAAGCGGTAGAGCTGCTGCTGGAGTTGTTGGAGTTACCCGAGCCCCTGCTCTCCGCAGCAGCATTCGAGTTGCGCGCCGAGGCGGCGGGAAACTTGCTGGCTGCCGGCCTGCTTGTGCCGCACGATCACGAGGAGGTCAGCACCTCGGCTGCCGACCACGACGACGCACCCGTCGCGCTCACGTGGTCGGAGGAGCTCGGTGCACTGAGCTACTTCAGTCCAGCAATTGGCCCCGTCGCGGTCTCGTCGCAGCAGCTTTTGCGTCGGGGAGTAACGATGCATCAGACGTTTGCTGCGCTTACGAGCGGTATCGACCTGTCCCGTAGTGTTCCATCCGAATTGGTCCAAGGAACGCTGTGGGAACTCGGGGATGCTCGTCTAGGCAGGCGGGCGGCACGTGTCCCTATTTGGTTTGCGCGGCGTCTTTGGGACCGTGCTGTCCAACAGCAGGTTCTCGAAGCAGCGCGCCTCCGTCCGCACCTGCGCCAAAGGGTCGTGCTTACCAGCAGCCGATCTGCTCGCGTGCGTGATGTCGTGGTCCCTGGAGCGGCGGTGGTTTCCATTCGCGACGTCTTAGAACGGCCGGAAAGCCTGGCGATCAGCGAAGAGATCCTGAATGCGACGCTAAGCGGGGTCCAACCGCCGACCGAGGTCGGACCTATCGCGCTCTCGGCGGATGGTCGCCAACTGTGGATCGCTGGTGGCGATCCGATTCTGTTCCATTCGGAGCGGCAGATCGGCGCCATCCGTCGGCTTGTCGAGGCACATCGGCTTGGCAAGCGCTTGCGGGTTCGGGAGTTCACCCTCGAAAGGAGTCCGAGCCAATTTTTCGGCGGCAAAAAGTGGGGCCTACTCTCTCCCTATGTGAAGCCCCGGTCCGGCCTGTGGGGGTTCGAGCTGTAGGCGGAATTTCTGTCGTTTTTTCTGTCGAACCCCACGTAGATTTTCTGTCGCCTCAACCGCGATCTTCCCCGCAGAGACTTGAGCCACTGCGAGGTAAACCGTGGACACGACAAAGCACCTCAACCAGCTGGATCTGGCCCGCCGGTGGCGGATCAGCCCGCGGACCCTAGAGCGCTGGCGCTGGCTGAGATGCGGCCCAGCCTACCTCAAGGTGGGCCACCACGTCGTGTACCGCGTCGAGGACGTTGAGGCATACGAGGCGGAGCAGCGCCGCACGGGCTCGGCAGCGTGATGGACGCCGCTGCCGCCGCTGCCATGAGCGATCCGGAGCGGAACCGATTGTTCCGCAGGCGGTGGACCGAGCGCGCCGAGAGCGTGCCAGCGCCAGTTTGCAGCATCGACCAGGTTGCCGATCTCGAGCTGGTCGGGCGCGAACTGCTCGCCGCCTGGCGGCGCGAGCGCGGTGCCGGTGCGAGGGCGCACGTGAGCGCGGCCAAGGCATGACTAGCCTTGCGCATTGCCGGCCCCAGGCGCCGCCGGACTTCAAAGCCATCAACCGTGCGGCGCTCCGGGTGTTGCCGGACCTCCTAGCCCGCTGGGTGCCCGAGGGCAAGGTTTTGGGGCGCGAGTGGTCCGCGAAGAACCCGAAACGCGGCGATCGCAATCCGGGGTCGTTCAAGGTGAACCTCGTCACGGGTCGCTGGGCCGACTTTGCGTCCGGCGACAAGGGCGGCGACGTAACCAGCCTCGCGGCTTTTCTGCACGGCCTGTCGCAGGTCGAGGCGGCTCGCCGCGTCGCCTTCATGCTGGGCCTGCCTGGAGGCAACCATGGATAATTCCGCCCGTGCGGAGGCGAACGGCGGCGTCGACGGCGCGACGTCGTCGAGCAAGCCGGACACGAACGAGGATCCGTTCGCGCCTCTTACGAACCGCAGCGGAACCGAGCCACCCCGCTTCGATGACGAGTTATGGGAGCCTCAGTATCCGGCGCCCGAGCTGCTTCCAGCGCCGGGTCAGATACACTGCTCCGGATGGAGCGCAGCGACCCAGGTGTGGGTGTATAGGAGTGTGGACGGCCTGCCGCTGCACATGGTCGCCCGGTTCGAGCGTGAAACCGCTGAGGGTCGGATCGAGAAGCAGACGTTGCCGTACTCGTTCGGTCGCCGGGTTTGGACCACAAAGGCCGGTAATCGGCTGGACCAGACGGGATGGCACTTCAAGGCCCCGCTCCCACCACGCCCGCTGTATGGCCTGGACCGGCTTGCAGTTCGCCCGGGGGCACCGGTCATGCTGCTGGAAGGTGAGAAGGCGGCCGACGCGGCGGCGCTGTTGTTTCCCGACTATGTGGCCGTCTGCTCACAGGGTGGCAGCAACGCGGGGGCCAAGGCAGACTGGGCACCCCTCAGTGGCCGGGCGGTCACGATATGGCCCGACCGGGACGCGCCCGGGCTGACGTATGCGGCTTCTGCAAGGACGTGCCTGCGCCAGGTCGGTGCCGGTCCGGTCGCCGTCGTGGATGTCCCGGTGGACTGGCCTGAGGGGTGGGATCTGGCGGATCCGCCGCCGGACGGCATCATCTCGGAGGATCTCGCCGAACTGCTCGCTGATGCTGAGCGCGCTGCGGCTGATCCTGCCGCGGCTGCCGCCGAGTTCCGAGCCGCTGAGATTGAACGCCTGTCCAAGCTATCCTTGGCGGAATACCAGGCGGCACGAAAGGATGCGGCCGCCCGGCTCGGGCTCGGTGTTGTCACTCTCGACAAGCTAGTCCAGGCGGCGCGGGCCAAGCGGGCGGCCGACGCTGCCGCCAAGGCTCGCAACCGACCTCCGCCAGCGCCCGGCGAAACGCGCTGGCCGCCTGGGTTCTTTATGCGACCGGAGGGTCTCTATGCGGATTGCGCCAACGATGAGCCACCCAAGTGGATTTGCCCGGAATTCGAGGTCCTCGGCCAGGGTCGTGACAGCAATGGCGAGGGATGGGGTTTGTGGCTACAATGGCGAGACGATGACGGCCGGCCGCATCAGTGGGCCATGCCGGCCAGGTTGCTTATGGTTGGGCCCGGCGAACTGGAAGCCGAGTTGGTGAACCGCGGGCTTCAAGTCTCGGCTGATCCGGGCAGCAGGACGTTGCTGCGCAGAGCGCTGAGCGAAGTGAAAAGCGGAAGCCGGGTCACCACTGTTGACCGCCCGGGTTGGCATTTCCCGACCAGCGGACGCGCCTCGTATGTAATGCTCGACGGGACGGTGATCGCCGACGCGACCGAACGAGTGGTGTTGCGCTCGGTCGCGGAAGGCGCTGCAGCGATGATCGCGAGTGCGGGGAGCCTGGCGGGATGGCAGCAGGACGTCGCCGCCAAGGCGGAAGGCAACGACGTTGCGGCATTCTGCCTGTGCCTCGGTTTCGTCGGCCCGATGATGGACGTGGCCGGCGAGGCCAGCGGCGGGTTTCACATCTTCGGCCGGTCCAAGGTTGGCAAGACACTAGTGGCCGGCATGGCCGTCAGCATCTGGGGTCCCCCGCGCAAGGGGCTGATCATGCGCGACTGGCGCAGCACGGCCAACGGCCTCGAACTGGCCGCCGCGGACTCGAACGACGGGCTGCTGGTGCTGGACGAGATCCACCAAGTCGAGCCCCGAGAACTGATCGCGGCGGTATACATGCTGGCCAACGAAGGCGGCAAATCGCGGGCGCGGCGCGACGTTAGCTCGGCACGCAAGAAAACGTGGCGCCTTCCGATACTGTCCACAGGCGAGGTGGATGTGGCTAGCATGGCGGCCAAGGCGGGCCAGACGCTTACGGCAGGGGCTCAGGTCCGCATGCCGTCGCTTCCGGTGGACGCCACGACAATGTGGCCGAAGCTCCACGGCCATGCCGACGCTCGCGCGCTGATGGCGGACCTACACGCGGCGATGCGAGCCCACCACGGGACCGCGGGCAGAGCGTTCGTGCAGTGCCTGACCGAAACCCGGAACACGGAACCTGATGAGCTGGCTGACCTGGCGGCCGCGATGCGGGATAGGTTCGCTGCAATGCTTGGACAGGGCGTCGACGCACAGGTGCACGACGTTGCCCGGCGCTGTGCCCTGGTAGCGTTTGCGGGCGAGATGGCGATCGCTTGGGGCATCCTGCCATGGCATCCGAACGACGCGGTCCGAGCCGCCAAGGCCATGCTCACGCTCTGGCTGCAGCGGCGTGGCGGAAAAGGCTCGACCGAGGACTCGCACCATGTCCGAACCATCCGTCTGTTCCTCGTGGAGCACGGCGCAGCGCGGTTTGTGCGCTTGCAAAGGTCACTGCAGACCAACAACCAATGGCAGGTGCTGGACCCGGAACGGCCGGTGATCAATCGGGCTGGTTGGGTTTACGCCGGCGAGGATGGGCGCGACGTCTACGTCATTGACCCGGACGTCTGGAGAAACATCTGCACGGCGGCGGGAGCGGACCCGACAGAGACGGCTAGGACGTTGCGAGCCGCTGGCCTGCTAGCTCCGGCGGACGGCACCAATCTCGCGAGATATGTCACAATCCCAAATGCCGGGCGGATCCGAGCTTACGTCATCCTCCCAGATATCGTGGGCGGCGCGTCAGACAATGCGGCCAACGCTGACTTGTGAAGGGGGTGGCTTTGCGACGGACCTCGTCCGACCTGTCCGACCTCGGAGCAGCTCTCGGACAGGATCAAGCCCTTGCTCTGAACAAGAAATCCGAGCTGTCCGACTTGTCCGAGCGGTGTGCCGTGGGATCGAGGCGATTTAAACCGGGCTTGCGCGACATGGCTGCGAGGTGGCGTGCGGAGAGTGAAGAAGAGATTGTTCCTCGTCACGAGTACCAGAGCTCAACCCACTCTGGATCAATGCAGCAGGCGTCGGAGCGGGTCGGACAAGTCGGACAGGTCGGAAGCGGCTTAGGTTTGAGCAGCTTAGACCTGTCCGACCCGGAGGCGGCTCGCTCGGACGGGTCGGACAGGAGGGCCGTCGGCGACCTCACCTCCTGGCTGCATGAAGCGAAATCGTTGCGCCTGGATTCCGAGGTAGCTCCGTCGGCCGCTTTCTCCGGTTTCAAGCCCGCACTCGCCCAAGTTCAACTGAGCGGCGAGGAGCGAGTGAGCGCCTGGGGGTTCACTCCCGATGACCGCCATCAGAGGCTTGCCAGATTGCAGCACCGCGCGGTGCCGGACCTGCGAGGCGTTCCGGGGCAGTGGTGTGCGGGCGTGTACAAGCTCCAGACCTTGCCGGCACCCAGCCGCATCGATCCTCATCGCTGGTTGCGCTACCGTCACGACGCGTTGCGGCTGCTGCACGAGCAGGGTGCCGAACTGCACGCGACGGGCTGGGACGCCCTGGACTTGTTTAGCTTGCACCGCATCGCCCCTGATCGGCGCGCGGATGCCATGGGCGTGGCCTGGCTGATGCGAGAGCGGACTGTGACCGCGATCACACCCGAGGCAGTTTCCCTGACGACATACGACGGTGTGGTTTTGCGGGCGCGCCGATTGGGTCGGCAGGCGCGCAATGAGGCTCTGCTCGCGTGGGAACTACTCAACCCCGCTGCTGAGTAATCGGGACAGCTGAGGTGCAATCGACGTAACCCGCCGTAGTAGAGCGAAGTCGTGGCATATTGTTGCTGTTAAACGCAGGCTGTATTCTTTCATGGCCGCGCGCCCGAGGCCCGGCAGACGCCGTTGAGCGGAGTTGCAAATTCCCGTGCTACAAAACGCACCCTGGCCTGCCGATGCCGTCGAGCGCCGACCCGTCGCCGCGCTGGTGCCATACGCCCGCAACGCTCGCACGCACAGCCCGGAGCAGGTTGCACAGATCGCGGCCAGCATTCGCGAGTGGGGCTGGACGAACCCGATCCTTGTCGACGAGAGCAGCGGCATCATCGCAGGCCACGGCCGCGTCCTCGCGGCCCATAAGCTCGGGATCGCCGACGTGCCAGTGATGGTTGCCCGTGGCTGGACCGCGGCGCAGCGCCGGGCCTACGTGTTGGCCGACAACCGCCTGGCGCTCTCGGCCGGCTGGGACGAGGACCTGCTGCGGATTGAACTGGGTGAGCTGCAGGCCGACGGCTTCGACTTGGCGCTCACCGGCTTCGACCTCGGCGAGATCGCCGGCTACCTGACCGACCCCGTCGCCGGCCTGACCGACCCCGACGACGTGCCGGCCGCGCCCGAGACGCCGGTCAGCCGGTTGGGCGACGTCTGGCTGCTGGGTCGGCACCGCCTGGTCTGCGGCGACAGCACCGACCCCGCCACGGTCGATCGCGCGCTGGCCGACGTGCGCCCGCACCTAATGGTCACCGACCCACCCTATGGTGTCGAATACGATCCGGCATGGCGGAACCGCGCCGGGCTCGGCAGCACCCAGCGGGTGGGCAAGGTCGAGAACGACGACCGTGCCGATTGGCGCGAGGCCTGGGCGCTTTTCCCCGGGGACGTCACCTACGTCTGGCACGGCGCCCTGCACGCGACGACGGTGGCCGCGAGCCTGGAGGCGTGCGGCTTCCAGATCCGGGCGCAGGTGATCTGGGCCAAGGATCGCCTTGTGCTCGGCCGCGGTCACTATCATTGGCAGCATGAGCCTTGCTGGTACGCCGTGCGCGATAATGGCACAGGCCACTGGTCCGGCGACCGCAAGCAGACGACGCTTTGGCAGATTGCGAGCCGGGCGCAGGACGCCGAGACCGTGCACGGCACGCAGAAGCCCGTCGAGTGCATGCGTCGGCCGATGGAGAACAACTCATCCCCGGGCCAGGCCATCTACGAACCGTTCAGTGGCTCGGGCACCACCGTCATCGCCGCCGAGCAGTCCGGCCGATCGTGCCATGCTATCGAGGTGTCGCCGGCCTACGTCGATGTCGCGGTGCTTCGATGGCAGGCGTTCACGGGACAGGAGGCCAGGCTTGAAAGCACGGGCGGCAGCTATGCCGAGACCGCGGTCGCTCGGGCCGAGGAGATCGGTCGATGACCCAGGGCATCGCGTTCGAGCCCACGCCGGAGCGGCGCAACCAGGTCGAGGTTCTGGCCGGGTTCGGCCTGCCGCAGCATCAGATCGCCGTATTGCTGGGCTGCGACCCCAAGACGCTCCGCAAGCATTTCGAGCACGAGCTTTCGGTAGGTGACGCCAAGGCAACGGCGAAGATCGCGCAGACCCTGTTCAACAAGGCCGTCGCTGGCGATACCGCGAGCCTGATCTTCTGGCTCAAGGCCCGCGCCGGCTGGCGGGAGAAGCATGAGGTCGAACTGTCTGGGACGGACGGCAAGCCGGTCCAGGTTGTGACATACTGCTGGGCCGGTCAGTCCGACACGACGACTGTTTCAGATCCCCATGGGGTGATCGAAAATGAGGGTGAGCCTGCTCGCCGTCAGCGCGAGATCGGGTCTACGCAGGCCCTGCTTGAGCCGACCCTCGGGGAGGAGGTGGTGTCATTCCCTGTGGAACGTAACTCCCGATGACCCGCGGCGTGCTGTTTGAGCCGACCGAGGAGCAGCGCCGGACGGTGAAGGCGATGTCGGGCTTTGGCGTGCCGCACGAGGGGATCGCCATCCTGCTGGAGATTGATCCCAAAACGCTGAGGAAGCACTTTCAGGCCGAGCTCGATCGCGGGTCGGTGGAGGCGACGGCCAAGGTTGCTCAGTCGCTGTTCCACATGGCGACGGTGGACAAGAACGTGGCGGCTGCGATCTTCTGGATGAAGGCGCGGGCTGGCTGGCGGGAGAAGCATGACCTGACGGTCGTCAAGACCGACGTTCAGAGCCTGTCGGACGAGGACCTGGAGGCGCTGATCAACAAGGGCTACGAGGAATGGCACGAGAAGCGGCACGCGGAACAGAACCGCCGCTTGATCGAGGGTCAGGCCGTTGAGCCCGACGAGGTGGCCTGATGTGCGGCAGGCAGGGGATGTTCAACACCGAGCAACGACCGTTGATCGGTGTTGAACATGATGGTCGCGCGGGCTGCAGGGTGACAATGCCGGAGCTGGCCGAAGGACGAACCCGCTATCGCGGGAGTGGTGCTCTCGGCGCCTGACTGCGTGCGGCGTCGAGTGATACCGCCGAGCCTAGCAGTTGACCTGTTGAAGGTAGGGGTAGCTGGTCAGTGAGTGCAGGCGTTCTGGGGTGAGCTGGTTCCAGGCGGCGCAGCACGCATCCACGATGGCGTCATAGCCTGCAAGCAGGCGGTGGCTGAGATGGCGCTCTCGTAAGTACAACCACACGCGCTCGACCGGGTTGAGTTGCGGCGCGTAGGGCGGCAAGGGCACGGGAGCCGTGCCACCCCGCCTGATCGAGGAGCATGACCGCGTGCTCGTCATCATCCAGCGTGGCTGGCGACCGACGAGTTCATCCGCCGGTTTCTCCTGCATGTTCTGCCGCGCGGGTTC